TTTCTGAAAGAACAATGGATTTTGGAACACAAAGTACTCATACATTGGGTGCACAAAGTATAGCTGATAAAATGGGATATGGTGATATGCAACCTGCTGGTAAAAAGCAAGGATTGGGTGTTTCAACTGGATTAGCTGGATTAGATAGAGTTTTAAATAGAGATAATTCAGAACTTATAAAAGCAATGGATAAAAAGAAAGGTCCTTGGAGGCCTGGAATGTAATATAGATTATGGCAGTTGAATTAGGTAGTAAGATAGTAAAAGATATACAATCATATAATGATTATGCTATTGGTATATCTTTGCCTATTCAAATAACAAATACAGCATTCGAACAAACATTTCAAACATCGGAGCAAGTAAAATCTAATATTAAGAATCTTCTATTAACAAAAAAGGGTGAACGAATATTACAACCTGAATTCGGAAGTGGATTGCAGGAATTATTATTTGAACCAAACGTTGATGATTTTGAGGGTAGGATTGAGGATACTATAAATGAAAGTTTAGAACAATGGTTACCATATGTAACCGCTGAAGAAATTTTAGTTGATTCATCAGATACATTAAGAGATAATAATAGAATAAATGTTTCAGTTAAATTTAGAATTGGTCAAAATACCGATTTAAACGAAGTAACATTTACAGCACAGGGATAACAATATGGCTATAACTAAAACAAATAAAAACTTTAAGAATAGAGGTAAGGATATAAAATACCTTAATAAAGATTTTGCTCAATATAGAGGAAACTTAATTGAGTTTGCTAAAACATATTTCCCAAAAACTTATTCTGATTTTAATGAATCATCCCCAGGTATGATGTTCATTGAAATGGCATCTTATATTGGTGATTCTTTATCATATTATGTTGATGATACCTTAAAGGAATCTTTAATGGTTCATGCTGAAGATATTGAAAATGTAATTGCACTTTCACAATATTTAGGATATCAACCAAAGGTAACATCACCCGCAGTAACAACACTTTCGGTTTATCAATTAGTTCCATCTATTGGTATAGCTGGTGCTAATACTTATGATGAAACTTATTTACTTACTATTAAAGAAGGTATGCAAGTTTCAAATGGAGATACTACGTTTATAACAAAAGATGTTGTTGATTTTTCGGATGATACTGATAGAGAGATAAGTATATATGAAACTGATAGTATAAGTGGCGAAACTACATTTTACTTAGTTAAGAAATATGTTCAGGCTATTTCAGCTGAAGTAGTAACTAAAGAAATTGAATTTGGTTCGTATGAATCATTTCAAACTATCGAACTTAGTGAAACTAATGTAATTGATATTTACGATGTAAGGGATGCAAATGGAAATAAATGGTATGAAGTTCCTTACTTAGGACAGGAGATGGTATTTGAGGATTACCCAAATACTGAAATAAATGACCCTGATTTATATCAATTCAAAACAACTGTACCTTATATTCTTAAAACAATAAAAACACCTCGTAGATTTGTTAAGAAGGTAAATGGGGATAGTACAACTACTATTCAATTTGGAGCGGGTGACCCAACGGCAAACGATGAACAACTGATTCCAAACTTAAAAAATGTTGGATTAGGATTACCTAATTCAATTAGTAAGCTAAATGAATCATTTGACCCAACTAACTTTCTGAAAACAAAAACATATGGAACATCACCATCAAACACAACTATGACTATTAAGTATTTAGTTGGTGGTGGTATTAGTTCTAATGTACCCAAAGGTTCACTTACTGTAATTAACTCAATTGATTTTGAAGAAGATTTACAATCATTCAATGATAATCAGCAAGCGTTGGTATCGGCAACTAAAAACTCCGTAGCAGTTGATAACGAAGTTCCTGCAACTGGTGGTAAGGGTGGTGATACTATTGATGAGATTAGAGAGAATGCATTGGCAAACTTTGGTTCTCAGAATAGAGCAGTAACTGCTAAAGATTATCAAATAAGAGTATTATCAATGCCAACCAAATATGGTTCAATTGCAAAGGCTTACGCTACGGCCGATGGTACGTTGGATAATAACTCACCATCATCGATTTTAAGTTCCCCAAAAGCTCTACAAGAGTTTACTGATATTGTAATGGGATTCGTTGATAAGCCTGATAGTGAGGAGCCGGATAGAAAATCAGTTCAACAAGAACTTCAGAAATTCTTAATAGGTAAAACTTCAAATGATAATGAAAAGAATAATCCATTTGCAATCAATCTTTATTTATTAGGATATGATAACAATGGTAAGTTAGCAAACTTAAATAATGCGGTTAAGGAAAACCTAAAAACATATTTAAACGAATATAAAGTTCTAACTGATGGTGTTAATATTTCCGATGGGTATATTATCAATATTGGAATTAACTTTGAGGTAGTAACATTAAAGAACTATAATAAAAGTGAAATTGTTACTGAATGTATTAACGAAATGAAAGATTATTTTAATATTAATAATTGGACATTTAATAATACCATAAACATTTCGGAATTAGAACTACTATTGGCAAACGTTGATGGTGTAAGTTCGGTTCCTAAATTAGAAATTGTGAATAAGTGTCATGACAATTATGCACCTAATTCATACAACATAGAAGCGGCTATTAAAGATAAGATTTTATATCCATCTTTAGACCCTTCAGTATTTGAAATTAAATTTCCAGATGTGGATATAAAAGGAAGAGCTAGATAATGTATTACTTTTTAACAGCATCAAAGGATGCATCGGTTTACTTACAACAACCTGACCAAAACACTGGTTTAGATGAGGTATTAGAAGTTAGTAAGGTATATTATGGTAACATTAAAGATGTATCAAGAGCACTCCTTAAATTTGATTTAAATGGGGTATCACAAAGTATTGTTAGTGGTGATGTTTCATTGGAAGAAGCAACTCTTATATTGAGAGAAACTGATTCTGAGGAACTACCATTGGAATTTACATTAGAGGCATATCCAATCTCACAAAGTTGGGAAATGGGAAACGGTACTCGATTTGATGATATATCAACCGCTGGTGTAACTTGGAATAATAGAGAAGGTGATACAATTCAACGTTGGTTACAAACTGCTGAATTCTCAGAAGTATCAACTGGTTCATATGCTGGATTGGGTGGTACATTCTACGATTCAGTTTACGCAACTCAAAATTTTGAATACTTAACATCTGATGTTAATATGGATGTTAAGGATATCGTTGAAGATTGGATTAGTGGTTCAATACCAAACGATGGGTTAATACTTAAACTACCATTTGCAAGTGAATCTGATTCTACGGATTATGGTATCTTAAAATTATTTAGTAAAGAAACTCATACAATACATCAACCTAAATTAAGAATAGGATGGGATGATGTAACATTTGCAACAGGTTCTCTTACCGAACTAACATCAGAAGAAATTAAAGTTGGTATTAGAAATTTTAAAAAAGAGTATAAGGTAAATACAACGCCAAAGTTGAGAGTGATAGGTAGAGATTTATATCCATTAAAATCATTTACATCTACGGCACAATATGGTATAAGTAAATTTTTACCAACATCATCATACTATCAAATCAAAGATTACCATTCGGATGATGTTATCGTTCCATTTAGTGATTTTACAAAATTAAGTTGTGATGATAGTGGTAACTATTTTAAGTTAAACTTATCTAATTGGGAAGTTGATAGAATATATAAAATAGAATTCAAAGTTGTTATTGATGGGGTTCCACAATTCTTCGATGAAGATTATACATTTGGTGTAATAGGATAAGATGAAAAAGGGTTCAGGCTTAAAGAACGATAAAAAAGTTCAAAATATATTAGTATCGGGTTCAGCTGTGTTACCACAAAAGAATTCGAAAGGTATTCGTGTTGCTAGAAAACGAAAATCATTACCAACATCACCTATGGTAAAGGGCTATCCTGATTTATCGGATATACCAAGTGATAATTATGGTAATTTAAGTGAAGCTGGTTCTATAACCTCTAATGAGGTTGATGGTGGGATTATTAGTGGTAAGTTAGTTAGAGCGAAGTATGATAATACTGAGTTGAAAAAATCAATTGATACTACTATATTTGAACTAATACCACAGAGACCTGTACAATTACCTGATACAGTATTACGCTCGGTTTACAATGTAGTAACTCAGTCTGTAAATGATTTAACAATAGAGGTACAAATATTAACAACTGAGGTATCTACCTTAAACTCCGAAATACAAGAATTACAAATTGTAAGTGAGAGTTTAAAGATATTAGCTGATAATGAAAAACTTAAAGCAAATATAGCAGCAGAACAAGCTAGGGTTGCTAATGTACAAGTTGGTGAAACTACAATAGATTTATCAAACGCAATTCAGAACTCAATTAATGAAGCAATTCAAAGAGTATCTTTAACTGCTAGAAATGAAGCATTATTGCAGGAGAATACTTCATTAAGAGAACAATTGTTTGGATTAGCAGCACAAGCGGCAGAAGGAGCCACAAGTGGTACTAATAATTTATTTACTGCAAAGGTAATTGGTGGTGAAGAAGATGCAACGGTTGATATGAAGGGAACATCATCTCATTACGATAGACGTCCTGAAGATGATTTTGGTGTATCAATAGA